CTGAGGGAACTGCTTAAAATAAACATTAAGTAATTCACAACAGAAAGAGGTTATCATGAAGAGGCTTAAACTAGATGATATATCTAATGCTCCTGCACTTCCTACTAAAGAAATAGAGATTTCTGAGTGGGATGCAACAGTTATTGTTACAGGCTTAACTAAAGCAGATGCAGTTGAGATAAATAAATTATCAGAAGTGGATGGGGCTAGAGATGAGATTCTCTTTGAAAAACATCTATTGCTTAAAGGATTAAAAGATCCTGAGTTTGAAACATTAGATCAAGTAGAAGAGTTTTATTCTAAAGCAACACCAACAATAGTTGATAAAGTCCTTATAGGGATATACAGGTGCATGGCTTGGACTAAGGAGGATCAGGCTAATATAGCTGATCAGTTTCCAGAATAATACAGAACTAGCTTTTGAATTTAGATTAGCTTTAGATTTAGGAATGACTGTTGATACTCTTAGAAAAAGTATGAGTGTTGAGGAATTTGAGTCTTGGAAGTTATACTACATAGATAAGAATAAAAAAGAGCATAAGGCTATGACAGAAGCCAGAGCAAAATCTAAATTGAGGAGATAAAAAGATGGCAAGAACAACTTTAGAAATGTTCATCAAGTTAATTGGTGCAGATAAAGTTGGCAGAGCTTTAGATAGTACATCTAATAAGATAAAGAATACTCAGAAGCAAGTTGATAAAGGTACTAAAGAAAATGCTAAATTTGCTGCAGGAATGTCTGGACTTGGATCAGCAGCAATTACAGGTGCAGCAGCAATAGCAGGTAAATCTCTTTTAGATTTTTCCTTATCAGCAATTCAAGCAGCATCAGCAGCACAAGAAGCTGCAGGAGCTTTTGGTACTACTTTTGGTGGAGCTGCAGAAAAATTAAACAGTCAATTAAAAGAAAATGCTAATTTATTTGGTTTAACAACTGCAGAGGCACAGCAATTAATCTCAGTCTTTGGCTCAGTTGCACAGGGTATAGGTTTCACACAAGAAGAGTCAGCAGACTTATCATCAGAACTTTTTGGACTAGCAGGAGATATTGCATCATTCAATAACATTTCAGCAGGTGCAGCTCCTGTTCTTCAGGCTTTCAGATCAGCATTGGTTGGAGAAAATGAGGCATTAAAGACATATGGAATTGCCATATCACTTGCTGAGGTTCAAACTAAGGCTTTTCAACAAACAGGAAAAAGTGTTGCTGATGAATTAACCAGACAAGATAAAGCATTAGCAACAAGTGCATTAATATTTGAAAAATCAGCAGTTCAGCAGGGTAATGCAGCTAGAGAAGCAGCAGGATTTGCAGCACAGACTTTAATAGCTAGATCTGCAACACAAGAGTTAAGAGAAGAACTTGGAGAAGAGTTAATACCTGCAGCAGGGGAAGTTCTTAGAGTTTTTAATGAATTAAGAACAGACTCTACACCTGCTTTAATAGAAAGATTTAGTGATTTAAATTTGATACTTTTAGGAACTGTTAATGCTTTTGAAAGTATAAGAAACTCTTTAGATTTTAAAGATGATCAAAAAGAATTAGTAGATATATCAGGAATGTTAGGTAATAGATTTCATTTTATTTCTACAACATTGAAATTATTAGGAATAGAACAAAAAGCTAATATTCTACAAACAGATGCACAAAAAGCAAAAACAGGAGAACTTGTTAAGCAATTAACAAATTATGCTCACAACACAGAGATAATTAATAAATCTATGCAGAAACAAAGACAGATTATAAATCCTCTAATTACTGCACAGGGTAAATACAAACAAAAAATAGATAAAGACTTATTACCTACTCTTGATAAGTTAGCTAAGGTTTATGGATTTATTAATAAAGTTAATCAGGAAACTGTAGATAAAGATCAAGAACTAGAAGATGCAAAAAATGCTGTAGCAGAAGCACAGAGAAAAGAAGCATTATCAACAGCTGAAGAAGCTTTACAGAAAAAACAACTACAACAAGAAATAGCTGAGTTAATATTCTTTCAAAGACAGGGAAAAGATGTAACTGAGGAATTAGCACTTGCACAAGAAAAATTAAAAGATGTTGAATTTGAACTTACTAGAGAATCAGAAGAGTTAAGAGATGCTAAAAAGAATTTAGCAGATATTGAGTCAGAAGTAGAGTCTGCTGTTGATGAAAGCACTTCTGCTATACAAGAGCAGATAGATGCCATTAATGAATTACAAGAAGTAACAGAACTATTTAGTACAGATGATTTTCAAGAAACATTAGAGGCTTTAGCAGATAGCTTAGGAGTAAGTTATGGAGATATCTTTAATGAGATTTACACAAAATATTTAGAACTATTACAAAAAGTTAATAATAAGCCTTTACCACAAATTATAAGTGAACAACTAGATGAAGCAGGAATTGGTGGTTTAGGAGTTATAGATGATGATTTAGCTAAAGAAATAGATGCTGCTAGAAAAGAAGTTGAAAGAAGAGAAAAGGAAAGAGAGAGAGTGGCAAAGATTAAGCCAATTTTAACTACAGGTGGTTTTCAGGGGCAGTTTAGTAGTGGTAGATCTACTATTGATACAGGTGGTAGCTTTAGTTTCTTAGGAGAAGATTCTGCAGCAATAACAAGAGCTTTTAGAGAACAAGAAATTAAAGTAACTGTAGATCTAGCTGATAATGCTGAAGATTTCCTACAAGTTACAGAGCAAAGAAAAATTAGAAAAGGTTATGCAATTAGCTAATGAGTGTTTCTTTTGATTCTAATGTTGATTTAACAGTAGAGATTGCTTTTGACTCTAATCCACTAGATAGCTCACAGACTTGGACTGATGTTTCTGCTTATCTTAGAAGATTTAGTATAACTAGAGGTAGAGCTACAAACTTATCAGACTTTAATCCTGCTGCAGTAACAGTTGTGCTTACTAATACAGACAATAGGTTTAGTCCTAATCAATCTACTTATTATTATGATTCAGTTAATAACAGAAGTAAGATACAACCATTAAAAAGAATAAGAATAAAAGCAACTTATAGTGCAACTACATATACTCTTTTTCATGGTTTTGTTGAAAGCTTTCCTGTTAATTATCCTGCACAAGGATCTGATTCAGAAACTAAGTTAAAGTGTGTTGATGCTTTTAAACTGCTCAATAATGCTACATTAGATGGCTTAGGGTGGCAGTTAGGTATTTCTAAACTAGGTACAAATACTAGGCTAACACTTACACAAGCACAAGAATTAAGCTCTGTAAGGGCTAAAAACATACTTGATAGCTTTGGATATAGCAATCAGGCAATATCTACAGGACAATTAGAAGTGCAGGTACAACCAGAAACAGATACTCTATTAGCAGCTTTAAGAGCTGTTGAACTAGCAGAGAATGGAACATTTTTTATAGGTGCTAATGGAGATGCAATTTTTAGAGATAGAAACTATAGATTAACTAACACAACAACACCAGAAGCCTCTTTTGGGCAGGGTGTAGGAGAGTTAAACTATGTTGATATTGTTACCTCTTATGATGATGACAAGATTATAAATACTGTACAGAGAACTAGAACAGGTGGTACAACTCAAGTTGCTATTAGTTCTGATTCAGTAGAGAGATTTGGCTCTAATGTTTTAACACAGTCAGGCACTTTAAATACTGATGATTCTGATGTCTTATCTATTGCAGAGCAGATTGTTGTAGCTAATGACATACCACAGACAATAATTGAGTCTTTATCTTTTACACCTAGAGAAAATGTTAGTTTGTGGGCTAAAGCACTAGGATTAGATTTAGGTAGCTTTGTTCAGGCAAGTGTTACCACTACAGCTTCTACTACAGAAACTTATGATCTCTTTATAGAGAGAATAAAACACACAGTAGATGCTAGAAACAAGACTTGGAATTGGCAGATTGGGTTAAGTCCTGCTGCTACAGGTGCTTGGATTTTAGGAGTCAATAGGTTAGGAATTGACACAAACTTAAGTTATACTTAAAAAGAATTAAGGAGAAAATTACATGGCAGCAGGTGCATGGTTTGATTGGACAACAGGAGATTTAGTAACAGAAGCTAAGTTTCAAGATATTCAGGATTCAATAGTCTTTATTTATGTAGATGAAACAGCAGCTAATGCAGCTCTAACAAATAAAGTTGAGGGAACAATATTTTATGACACTACAGATAATCTTTTAAAAGCTTGGGATGGATCAGCTTGGATAGGAGCAGAAGCAGGAGATATTGAGGGAGTAACAGCAGGAACTAACCTAAATGGAGGTGGAACTTCTGGAACAGTCACAGTTAATCTTGATTCAACAGTAACCTCAGTAGCTTTACAAGACTATTCAGAAGTAGATGTTGCAGTAACAAGCTCATCAGGTGTTATAGCCATAGATATGGATAATGGAAACACAGGATCTATAACACTTACAGAAAACATTACAGATATAGATTTTACTAATGTTCCAGCTTCAGG